AATAAGACGTTTTCTTTTACAATTTACGAGAATGTTTTCAAAATATCAGGTTGAGTATGATCGCGACGAAACTGGTGCACCTACATTAACTCGAGTGCCTGTTCGCAATAGCGATGCCTATAGACAGGCGGCTGTTATTCTTCAGGAGAACTCTGCTAATAAGTTGCCAAACTCTCCTTTAATGACATTTAATATAACTTCGTTGGAATATGATCGAGATCGAATTCAAGAGCCATTTCATGTTGATAAAAAAGTTTTAAGACAACGTGAATGGGATGATGTAGCACAGACATATGAAACTACGCAAGGCAACGCATTTACCATTGAGAGAATAATGCCTGTGCCTTTTACTTTAATACTTAATTTAGATATCTGGACAACAAATACTACAATGAAATTGCAACTGTTAGAGCAAATTTTAACATTATTTAATCCTGCTATCGAAATTCAATCAACAGATAATTACATTGACTGGACTAGTCTAACTACTGTTGAACTTACCGGAGTTAATTGGTCATCTCGTTCAATTCCAATGGGAACTGATAATCCTATAGATATAGCAACATTAACATTTAAATTACCAATTTGGATTAGTCCTCCTGCTAGAGTTACTAAAATGGGAGTCATACATAAAATTATTTCTAGTATATATGATTCTAATGGTGATGCTAATAATGCATTACTCAGCGATGATTTATTATTAGGCACAAGGCAAAAGATTACACCATTTGGATATCAAGTTGTACTAATCAATAATCAATTACAGTTAATTAAACAAGAACAAGTAGATCTTAATAATAACAGTCTTGCTCCGGCTGTTGAACAACCAAGTAATGTTATGTGGCATAGTTTAATTGATGTGTATGGTCAATTGAGAGCCGGTATTAGTCAGATTCGTTTATTAACCAATGAAGATGAAACCGAAGTTGTTGGAACCGTTACTTACCACCCAACTGATGACAGATTTATGTTATTTGACATAGATGAAGATACTATCCCAACAAATACATTATTGCCTGTTAACGCTATTATAGATCCAACTTCAAGTGGTCCAGGTAGTGGATTAGTTGCTGCTAGTGCAGGCCAACGATATTTACTAATAGAAGATATTGGTAACAGTGATAATTCAGATCCAAGTTTGGCATGGGGGTCGTTGGTTGCAAAAGTTAACGATATTATTCAATATTCTGGTAGTAGTTGGCAAGTTATCTGGCGAGCAAGCGACCATTTACCTGATGTTAGTAGCCAAATTGTTGAATATGTATCAAATTTAACTACTTCTATACAGTATAAATGGACCGGAGAGAAATGGATTAAGAGTTATCAAGGGTTGTATTCGGGGGGTCAATGGAGTCTAGTGCTTTAAATGCCATTGGAGTTTGGTTGTGTTGTATTAAAACTAAACGTTACCTATATTTGTTAAGAAACGATTCTAAATACCCAGGAAGTTGGGGATTACCTGGTGGAAAGATTGAACCTGGTGAGACTTTGCTTGCGGCCATTGAGCGCGAATGCCGAGAAGAAATGGGCTATTATCCTGATATCAAAAAATTAATACCAATTGAACAATTTACCAGTACTGATCAAAAATTTGTATATCACACTGTTTTTGGTATAGTAGAAAATGAATTTATTCCTATATTAAACCAGGAACATTTTGGGTATGCTTGGATTAATTCTGATGTTATTCCTAAACCACTACATCCAGGTTTATGGTCTACTGTAAATCTTGAAGAAGTAAAAGTAAAAATTAAAACACTTGAATCTCAGATATCGCAATAACTAATCCATTCTTGGTATGTCATTTCTTTAAAGTTTAGGCACCACTTCCACTCTTCAGGTGTCTGTGTATCAACTTTATTCTGTCCTGACACTCTATAAAATTGAATTTCAGGATATGTATTCATAATAGTTTTAATATAATGAATTTGCATTTCGTCATCGGGTTGAATATTTTTAGCTGGATCATCTGATGATATATAGATATTATTATTATAACCATTTTGCTGTTGGCCATCAAACCCTAATAAAAATATTTCCTTGTGTCCATCAAATGCAGCTAGCCATACTGCCATAGCACCGGTGGTATATTTTACATTATGTGGAATTAAATAAAATTCACCAGGATATTTTATACAATTAGATCCTAAGGTATAAACTACTGCTGCTTCTGTGTACTTCAGTGCAATACATTCTTCTAATTTTTTTGTGTCAACAGTTATAAAAAAATCAACTCGCATATCTCTATAGACAGAGCCAGTACCATATGTTTGTAGTTTTTTGCTACCTAGTAAGCCACCTCTGTGTTTTTCTAACATTTTAACATTAAACCCTAGTCTTGATTCTCCAGACGCAATAATAGCTGCCCGACCAGATATATGTTGATTAATAATTGGATTGTCAATCCATTCTTTTTCATTGATTCTTTTGCCGCCGACAATGCTAGATTTAACTATAACAAATTCACCATCGTAGTCTTTTCTATAAAGTTGAAGAATCATTGTATGTTATTTATTTTATAGAATTACGCATTCTACAAGTTTAATATCAGTGTTGGTATTAGTTTCCAAAGCAATAGCAAATGCATTGGTTGAATTTTGTCCCCAGACAATTGCTGTTCCTTCTTTGCCTGTGGTGAGTTGATCGCCTTTATTAACTGGGCCATAGACTTTAACTGGAACACGACCTTTAAGGGCAATATATGTGCCATTTTCTAAATTGCTATTCATCATATAAGCAGGATTTGTAGAAACTGCACCTAATGCACGGAATCCTGGTTGACTAGCTGTTACTTCTTGAGTTCCACCGACCATCACAACTGTGCCTGGTTCATAGTTAGCATCTGCTAGATACTTTTCTGCTAAGTCAGCGTATCGTGCTGATGTTGCTGTTCCACTGAATACCGTTGCTGTTAAGTTTCCGGAACTATCTCTTAATGCGATTGTATTAGCAGTTGCAGCTGTTGCTGAGTTGTTTCCATCTAATAAGTCTGCATCTAATCCTGAACCGGAACCATCATTACCTGAATGCCATGGGGTATAACCTAAAGCTGTAGTAATATCAGAACCGCTTAATACAATACCTGTTGTTTGAGTAAAAACTAATGCAGTAGTACCAAGTGTTATAGGATTATTTGTTGTTAATTTCCACTGAGTATCTGCATAGGTTGACCCTTCAGTAACCATTATGGTCATTCCGGCAGTTACTTCTATACTTTCATTGGCATCACTGGCTCGTACCCAGGTACCATTGCTACCAGCTCCAACAATACTTACTATGTAAATGCCATTTTGTGATGTTGTAGTTTGGGCAGTAACTAATATTCTATCATTTACTGATATTGAGACACTATCAACCGTTGAGGGGGATCCTCCGCTGAGAGATGCTATATTAGAAGTTTGAACAGCACGTACACTTTGTTTGTAGTCAAGATCTAAAAATTGATGCGCTCTTGGTCTAGTTAATCCCATAATTTAATTACTATATTAAGGAAACCACTAAGCTACATTACCAACAGTTGTTGATAATTTATCTATAAATCTAAAGTTACTTCCGGTTAATACAGTTACAGTTCCTGAGCTTGTTGATACCTTAAAATTTAATCTACCAGTAGTTGTTGCTTTACAGTAGCCAACAAGCATGATGTGATATGTTGCAGCAGTGGCCAGAGTAGTATCAACATTTCCAGTGGCTATTATTGGAAATGCTATCATTGCAGTGCCTGGGGAGCTTCCTGTAAATTGTGCCCTCAAATATTCTACAGTACCAACTGTTGATATATTAATAGTAATATTACCAGTTGAACTATTTGTTAATGCCATATATGTCATAAATTCATAAGTATGGTTGGCAGTCAAACTTGGTCCAACCCCAAATGCATCTGTGAGTGTAGATGAAATTGTTGAACTATTGGATGTTCTAATATTATACATCTCATTATATGCTGATGTTTGAAATGTACCATCTTCAAAGAATACTTGTGGTGCGCTTAAGGTAATTATACCTGTGCCGTGTGGGTTTAATGTAATATTTCCATTGGCGGCTGTAGTGAGAGTTTGTGCTCCTACTGATGTATATGTAGCCGCTGTTACTTGTCCTGTACTTACGCTTAAATTACCGCCACTCACGTTACCTGTAACTGCTAAACTAGTTAACGTACCAACTGAAGTAATAGCTGTTTGACTTGCAGTACTTAAAGTACCTGCAATACCTGTAGCTGATATGTTACCTGCACTTACGTTACCTGTAACTGCAAGTGCTGTCAAAGTACCAACTGAAGTGATAGCTGTTTGACTTGCTGTACTTAAAGTACCTGCAACAGTAGTAAAGGTACCAGTTGTACCTGATACGTTACCTGAAGAGACATTACCAGTTGCGGTCAGTGCAGGAACTGATAATAGTGCTGGACTAACAACTACCGGTGTTGCAGAACCACTGGCAAATAAAGTAATATTACCACTGGCTGCTAAACTAACAACAGCATTGCCGTTTTCTAGTACTGCTCCTGATGTTGTTGAATTAGCAGATAAAATAGCATTAGTAATACCATCAGTCGCGTAAATTTCTAATTTAGAATCAGTTTCTTTAAGCAATAAATTACCTAAACGTATTCCATTTCCAGAAATAAAAACATTGCCCCAGCGATTTGATAAGTTGCCCAGTGTTTGAGTACCATTTGCTGTTGGAATTACATTACCACTAAATGTACTATTGACTGTAATAATGCCATTGGCTGTTGTTGGACCTTCAATTTTAACTGTACCAGTTCCGGCTGGATCAAATATAATATTACCGTTAGAATTTGTACTTGATATTGTATTATCATTAATTTCTATATTGGTACTAACAGGACCTACTGTATATATTTCATCAAAGTTATCATTTATTTTAGTAAAGGCCGTGCGTAACGGATCACCGGTATTGTCGTTAGCTGCGACGCCAATATTAATTGTTTGTTTTGCCATGTTCTGTAGTCCTTTTTAATTTATAGTATTTATCAGAAAACTAAAACTGCTTAAGATTAAAAAGCCCACTATTGCGGGCTTTTTAATTTATTACTTAATATTTTTATATTAATGTTTACCAACAACTACCTCAATAACACCTGAGTCACCATTAAAGTCTTCTAGAGCTTTACCAATAACAGTGCCAACTTGTGGTA